CACAGCACTCACGCCATTGGCCGTCGTCAGGACTGGGAAGTCCAGATTCAGGTCAACACGATTGGTAGCTCGTTTGGCCGAAGCCGGCGAGAAACCAACCGAAAGGCGAGAGAAACCAGCTGACACTGCTGCCGACCGTTCAGTGAAGGTCGACAGTTCAGGGGCAACACGCTCCGGGGCGAACGACTTTGCGACAGGGGTCGCGGCTCCATTCGAGATGGAGAGGGGTCCAGTAATTTGGGCCATGAGATCACTTTCGAAGTTGAGTTAGGAGAGCCACGCCGTTTGTCACGGCTTTGAAGGAGGTACTCGGCCTGTAAACAAGCTGAGGCATTTGCAACGTGCTATCCAAAGCCTGACGCTGAGTCAGAGTCTGGATGTGCTCATTGTTTCCTGCTGACGTATAACAGGTCCACACTCTTTTGTATCGCTGACTTCTCGCAACCCGAAGGTCACTTACGCCAACCAACGCATCGAGGGAACCTAGCCAATTACCAATCGGAATTAACCAATCGATAACGAAGCTGTACGGCACCAACTCCCAAGCCAATAACAACGGATTGGAGATGCCGATCTGGGCCAACTGTTTCATCGTTGGATCGGATACCTTATAGCGTGCACGGCACTTACCCTGCCACTCATGCTCATACGTCGTGTAGATGCGCTGCGAAAATCCCACATTTTGGTATGGGGTCTTCGTCCGCTTCTCTTCCTTCGCACGAACAGTGTGATAGAGATACATGCCGTCACGGATCTTAGAGGCTAGTGCCTCGGCAGACCCGTACACATCGCTCATCGCGGGCCGAAGCCCATACTGGTATTGTAACCAGCGATTTGCGATCGCTTTCGCTTTTTGGTCCCTAGGGCGAGAAACACCTCTCACGAGGTCATTCAACACCCTGCCAGACCGGAACGATCGAAAGGTCTTAACCACATCATTCGCGAGGTCGGCAAACATTTTTGATGTCTGCCTATACTCCGCGATCGACTGCGCAAGGTTAACGTTCTGTGCTTTGATCTTGGACCGCATCCGACCATCCAAAGTGTTAAGAGCTGGGAACACGCCAGTGGCGGGTTCAGCACCAACACTCCAAATGGCCGAACACGGCCCAGAATACACATACACAGAATCACGCCAAACGCCAGTCGCTGCCTGGAACGTGTCTCTCTGAACGCTTCGGGCCGTCGTCGCACCCCACAAATCCTTCGGTTTTGCCCTCTTACTAGTCACCGTAACGGTCATTGCATCTGATGCAATAGTCGCGTAGGCGAAGTGAAAGGGCGCACCTCCGGTGAGTGGAGTACGATAAACGTTTCCTTGAATTGCAGGGATTACGTAAGACTTAGGCATAGTTAAGAGTAATTTCGGAGGGCAAGCCCAGCGAACCTTTCGAAGATAGACATGGAGAACCACCCGGACTAACATCAGGTAGTTCTGGCTCCATGACGACGGTTTCTAACCCGTCGAAGTCACCCACCATTCCAGGAAGTCCAACAAGAACGCTAGCACATCAACCCACGACATAATCACGATCCGTGATAATGTCGTCCTCCGTTCCCAGGGGAACTGGCGAGTCGAGGTCCATCCAATCCGTCAGCGACGTAAAGCCGCTGTCGAAAAAGATATCCTCTTCAGATGTGCAAAG